GCCATACGGTGTATCAGGGGCGATTTCACACTCATAGTCGTAGCAGGCCGCATCATCGGAAGCGTAGCCAGGATGCACAGTGAAGTCTGGAAAATGATCGGGGGTCTCTACAGTATCCCAATCGCGTATCGTTAGTGTGTAGGACTTGTCTAAATCCAAGCAGCACATGTCGTCGGCAATACGAATAGGTTCGGTTGGAACATAGGTCGATTCACTAAAGGGAACCGTCATCGTGATGGAAACGGCGTGCGGGTGCGTATCAAGGGCGCTTGCTCGCCCCCTGTAGTATTCGCAGATATGCTCTGTTGTGCAGCAGCACAGTCGAGCCTTGGCTAGCCCGCCAAGCGGTTCTCGCAGCAACGCGGTCGCTGCTCCACCGATGCGATAGAGCCCCGGCACGTCGATTAACGGATCAGCGCCAGAACCACCCCACCAGTCATCGGCAAAGTGGTACGGTTCAAAATGAAAATTGCCGTTAATCCACGCCATCGGTTAATCCGGGTTGTGGGTGATCGCGGTTCGATTGCCAGACAGGTCCGCCGTACCTGTCACGCGATTGACCGTATCGTTCAGGTCACGGAAGATTGCCGTTGCTGGTGCTCCGGAGCACTTACCAGCGAGCACGGATGACATGATCCGCTGCAAGTCGCCGGCCGAGAAATCGCCTTCCAGCAGGTAGTCCCAAATCTGCGCGGCCAGCTCCGCGGCGTCGATCGTCGCGGTGTAGGTCACGATGACACTCCCCGACAGCTCAGCGGGAAATGCCCCGACGGTCACCGTCAGCGACCCAACGCCAGCAGCAGTACCGGAGAGGCCAGCAATCGCTCCGATGTCACCCGTAACAGCCCCAACGCCAGTGATCGTGCCGGACAGCGGCGCGACGCCCACCAAATCACCAGACAGGCTGCCGACCCCTGCCGCCGTACCAGCAATTGGAACAGTCAGCACGAGATCGCCCGTGAGCGACCCAGTGCCGGAAGCCGTTCCGGTCGCGGCGACGCCCATTTTGATGTCGACGGTCAGCGTGCCGATGCCGTTCGCCTTGTTCCGCGAAGCAAGTCCACCCGCCTTCGGAGCAGCGACCCAGGTGTACGGGAACATATAGCCCGCAGGGAAGCTGCTCTTATCGGCAATCGACGTTCCGCCAATGACGGTCGCCTCGCCCGCGTAGAAGTTGCGCAGCGCACCGGGCGTCTTCCACTTTCCCAGCTCAACAGCCGAACCGCTGGTACCGCCCATGGTTCGCGTGGGTCCACCGCCTTGCCGGATTCCGTTATTGATGAGCATTAACCACCCCATCCGAAGTCGAGCGTGAACGTCACGGGAGCGAGTGAAGTTGTGGCACCAGCCGAACCGATCAGCCACGTCAAGCAGGCACCGTCCTGAACTTGCGGCATTGACGGCAATTGGTTCACGAGGTCGCGCTCTGAGTACATGCCGGTGATCGGGATCGAGAGATCGAGCAGCGGCCGCATGATGCACAGGGCCAGCACACCTGAGCCGGTATAGGCCGTGCCTGCGGAGAGCGTGAATGATTCGATGCTCGCCACGCCTGCGTCACTACCTTGCAGCGGCAAGAAGGGACCGAAGCGGCCAGCCACCAAACCGGAATGCGGAATGCGGCCAGCGTAGGCGTCCGCCGTCGCTCCGAACGTAGGCGAGCCACTGAATGCCCGCGCCGCAGTTCCGGCGGAATTGGTGTAGCTGCTGGCTGAGATTGTAGGACCACCAGCGGTCGGTTGGGTGGTGACTACGAAAGCCGCTTGGCAGCCCGCTCCCAGGGTGTAGCGAGGCATCCGAATCGTCATCGTGTTGACCGGCGTACCCGCATCGGTGAACGCAATGAACGTACCGGCGACGTAGTCGGCATAGCTGGTTGAAAACTTGACCGTGGTCGCTGAGATATTGGTCAGCCAGTAATCGGTTGCCGCAGCAATGCCAGTCGGCAGCACGCCAGCGGTTGTGAATCGGACCTTCGTGCCGCTCGCCCAGTTGTTCGCACACGTCCCCAGCAAGCCGCCCGAACTCGTGAACGTGACCGTATTGGAGTTGACCAGCGCACGGCTGCCCGTTCCAGTCACGTCCGTACCCGTTAGCGGGTAGTAGCCTTGCAAGTCAACTAGCTTGGCCTGCCACGGGCCACCAGCCGCCGCCACGATATTCATGCCGACGTTGATGATGTGTTTGGTGGCGTTAAGCACGCCACCGCCTTTCTGGATGCCGAACGACGTGATGCCGTCGCCGCTGAACTCGTCGCAATTCTTCCAGACCAGCGTGGTTCCGCTATTGACCATCGCGGGTGGATTGCCCGCCATGGACATGAGCGAACGCCAGCAAGCTGTGGCCGTGCTGGCGGGATTGATCTGCTTGGAGCCGTCTCGTCGCAGGTACTTCCCATTGACCGTGATCTGGTTGATAAGATCGTCTTGGCTTGTGAATCCCATTATGTACTCCAGGCGAATTGCGCTGAACCAACGAGCGTACCAGCCGCTACGGTTCCAGCTACGTTGGCGATGTAGTTAAGGTATGCCCCGTCGTAAATGCGAGGCGGCCCCGGACGCATTGACATGAACTCTAATTCTCGTTCGGTGTTGATCTCTCGAATGACCGTGTTTGTTAGTGGGTGGACGATCACAAAAGCCGCCAGCCCACCATTCGGCACGGTGAACGTCACGCTCTCGATGGACGTGACTCCGGTATCTCCTGCCGCCAGAGCCAGGTAGGGCCCGAAGCAGTTGGCAACCGACTGCTGGCTGCCAAGCAGGGAGCCGATGTTCGCGGCTGTGGTCGTGCATCCTTGAGTCGGGCTAGTCTTGAGCCCGCCCGCCTGATTCTTATAGTCGAACGTGAACACGCCGCCGCCCGTTGTCGGAGCGACCACTACAGCCATCACTTGGTTGCCGATGCCGTTGGTGTAGCGTGGCAGAGCGGCAGCCCCGGCAGTCTCTCCGAAGTTGTCCATCTCTTGCAATTCGGTCGAGTCGCAATCGACGAACGGATAGAACAGGAGATAATCCTGCAGGATGTATTGCCCGACCATCGCCGCCGTTGGCGTTTGCAATCGCAGCGTCGTCAAATGCTTTGAGGCAGGCGACTTATCTGCCCCGTGATAGATGCCATTTGCACCCGTCAGGACCGATGCCTCCTGCGGAGTCGCCGCGTAGTATTGCGGACGCGGAAAGCCAGCGGCCATTGAGAAGTCGTACCACCAGCCAGCCACCGTCGTCTGCGATGGAATCTTGCGGAAGTGCGTAGTGTAAGCACGCCCCTCTAGCTGAGCGTCGACATACTCACCAATGTTGGCAAAGCCCGGCATTTAGTCCTCCGATACAACCAGGGTGGTCGCGGCAAACTGCGGCTGAATGCCCGCAGTGATGGTGCGCGCATTGTCGAGAATGCCTGAGTACAAGAGCTTGCCAGCGCCGCTGGAGGCGGTGCCGACACCGAAGTGCGTGACCGTACTGGAACCGCCCGTGGATGCTGGGAACTGAACCAGGGCGGTATTGGTTGCCGTGTTCGTGGCGACCGTCCAGCCGCCGGCATCACGCGAGACGGCCACGCGGGCGTAGCTCGTGTACGCCGATTCGCTGGTGGTCTGATCGCCCGCCTCGCCAGGATCGGCCTCGATCAGCGACACGTACAGATTCGTCAGCGGTGACGAGCCATCGTTCTCCGCCAGGTCGGCGATCGGCGTCCCGTTGAAGATCAACTTGAGCAGATCATTCTCAAAGGTATTCCCCTTACTCATCGCAAACTCCTTTTAGCTGTTCATGGGTTGTTGAAACTTATTCTTCCGGATCGCACGTGTTGATGGCGATGATTTCTTCGTCGGTGCCGCCGGCGGCCGTCCACACGCCCACGTCACGAACGGTCTGCTGCAGGAAGCCACCTTCGTCGGTGACCGTGGCCACGACTTGCACCGTGACGGGGGAGAACACCAGGCCGGGACTCGGCGCGGCCGCGTCGAGCACGTAACCCGTGGTGATCGACTTGTAGAGGGAACCGCCGGACATATACACGTTGTCGACGATGTTGACCGAATCGAAGGTCAGCAGCGGAACGGTGTCCGGAGATCCTTCTTCCAGCACGTAGACCGGCGTGGTGGTGACACTGACCGTCCCTTCGGACTTGGACACGTCGGTAACGACCAGCGACTCCACCGCATCGTGCCAGGCGGTCCAGGCGCTCTCCCCGCCTGGGCTTTGCACCCGGACGGTGCGGGTCTTCTTCTTGAACTTGTGGTCGCCGGAGTCGTAATCAACGTCGCTCACGACGGTGACGTTAGAGTTTTCCGGCTGGGCGGCCAGATCCACCCAATCGGTTTTATCTTCCTCCCACATGACCGTGATCTTCTGCGTCTTCTGCTGCCACTTCTCGGTCCCCGCGTCGTAGCGCAGGGCGGTGACCACGGTGACGACGATGTGCTTGACCTGAAACACGATGTAAGTGGGTTCGTCGTCCTCGGTCAGATTGAACCAGTCCTCGATAATTAAACATCCGGCATCACCTTGACCACTCAAGCCGAAAGGATTGAACGCGGGAAAATTGAAAGTGGGGAGTGTAACTGGTCCGCCATCAAGGGCGTAGGCACCCACTGGGTAAATGGTTGCGTATGTGTCTGCACTTTCTAAAGCCGAAACGAGTGTAGCATAAAAAATTCGAGCTGATTTGCTGCGAATTGAGGCAAGTAAATAGTAGCTTTGGGTATTGGCGTCGTAAGCGAGCAGCAGCCTGTCATTGTTCGTCCCCGCTAATTGGAGCGGATTCTCGACGTTCGTTATTTCAACGTCCAGATTGAACGGAAACGGAGAAATTACGTCGAGGTCTTTTACGTCCAGCGAGGTATCAAGAGTAAGAAAATTGCTGTCTGCTCGGGCCCACAAAAACATTGGTTTCTGATTGATGACAACCGCACGGTAAACGTTGGCTGTGCGGCTAAAAATAGCGATCCCTTCTGCGTCTTCTTTCGTGTCCTCATAACCCCAGCGATTGATTTCAACAGGGTTGGTTGCGATGTCGCCATTCGTTGGGTCCTGGGTGTCAGTCTGTGTTCCCCAAGCGGCATTCACTGTTTTGCAAGGAGCTTCGATAGAAGCCACATCGCTACTCATGGTGAAACGAATCGCACCCGCAAAGGATTCAGCTTGCACCGCGATGAAGCGATTGTCGTCGTGGTCGTAGATCGCCACGGCCGGACCTTCCCAGCGGGGCGAGAAAAACCCGTCCGGGTCCACGAGATCGACCGGCGTATCCGGCCCCGTCTCGCCGTGCGTGTCCGAGAGAATCGCGGTATTGTCGGTAGCCCACAAGAAATTGGCGGACGGCGCGTAAGACTCCATCCACACGATCTCGAATTGTTCGGGGTGGTCCTTCATGCGGAGGGCCCAGCCCCGCGCCCCGGTCAGGCCCGTGAACGATCGCTCCGTGGGATCTTTGACCGTGATCGCGCTGCCGTCCACGTAGGCGGCCCCATCCCACTCTCGAATCTTGGCCGCGCCCGTGGTCGAGTCCATCTTGTTGGCCGTTAACTCGAATCGCACCAGCTCCGCGTAGTTGTCCGCGATGCAGTAATACAAGTCGTCGGTCGGATCTTGCCAGCAGAGCACCCGCTGTTCGGTGAGGATCCGCGAGAAGTTCGACCAGTTGGTGGCCGAGACGACGCCCGCCACGCCGATGCCCACATCCGGCAGCAGCACGTCGCCGGCAGCGCCCGGCATGATCTCCTCTTCGGAGAAGGCGTGCCAGACTTCCGTTGTGCCGGGCGAGGGTGCCGCGGCCCCCGTCAAATACCAGGCCAGGTCGGTCTGATTGCGATAGGCGGTGGCATTGCCAGGGGAGAGCGTTTGCCCCGACTTGTTCGTGGCCGACACGCTGCCCGTCGGAATCGTGACGGCAATCGAAGCCCCATCCGCGACCGACCCGCTGAGGGTGACCGGGTGAATGAACGTGTTTTCGATCCGAATCGCGTAGACATCCGTCTCGCTGATCCGGCCGACCTTCTTGGCCAGGTACAGCTCGCCCACCTGGAGCTGCGCCTTGGTGCCCGTCGACACCGAGCCATTCGCGCTATTCAGCACCACGAGCAGGCAGTCGGCCCCATCCGCAAATTGATTCGTGCAGTAGCCGGCCGCCTCTTCGTTGGGAATGGTGACCTTGCCGGTCCAGGTGCAATTCCCCTCGCCGGCGGTGGTCCCCGTGACCTTGACGATGGTTACCCCATCGCCGCCGCCGCCGCTCATGATGTACCACTGTTCCTCATAGGGGTAATAAAAGACGGTGACTTTATCCCCTTCTTTCACCGTTGTTTGGGAGTGATTTTGGGCGGAAACCGTCACGTCGTCGCCTTCGGCAACCAGCGTCACGTCCCCGGCGGCAGCGGCGGCAATGTCCGCGTCGGCCGTGCCTGGCCGCAGCAGCGAGCCTTCCAGCGAAGTGACTTCCCATTGCTGGGTGCCGTCATCAGCCGTGTCGTGATCGGGGTAGTAGCTGGCCCAGCCGCGCTCGCCCGTGAAGCCGAACGAGCGATAGAACGTGGCGTGGACGCGAATCCGATCGGCGGTGGCCGACAAGGCCAGGAAGTCATCGGTGAGGCCGTTGTAATCAATGATCTTGGCCAGGGCCGACTCGCCCGGCTGCAGCGTCTCCACCAGCTCAAAGCGGAACATGAGCTGCTGGCCGGTCTGGCCGTGTCGGGAGTCGTTGCGGTCCTTCGCCATTACTTGAGCCTCTTCGTCTTCCGCAGCATGCCCGCCACATAGGCATCCGCTTCGCGGTAGTCGTTCAGCACCAGCTTCATTTCCTGGCCTTGCACTTCGTAATACACGCCGACGACTTGCAAGAAGCGGGAATCGGCCCCGCCTTTGTTGAGGCCGAATTGGATTTCGCGGCCCTGCATGCCCACCACCAGGTCGCCGATCTTGTAGTCGTGCTCCAAACCTTCCAGCGTGGCGTAGCCCGAGCAACCGGCCTGATCCCAAGCGTCGCGGGTGACGTTGGCAAAATCCTGTAGCGCCACCTGGCCGTAGGTTTGGTCCGCCTTCTTCGTGCCGGCGGTGACTTCGCTGTAATAGACGCTCTGCGGATGCAGCAGGCGGGCGTGGAAGCGGGCCCCCACGTCGGCCACGAACTCATTAGTCTGCTTATTGACGCTGGACGAGCGGCGCGCGGCGGTCGCCACTATGCGGGTATCGCTGACGAGGGTGGCGGTGATCCGCAGGCGGGCTTCCACGCCGTCGCGGCGAATCGGGAAGGGGGCCGAGCCGCCATCGAACTTGATGCCGGCTTCGTTCTCGAGCAGGCGGCAGGAGAAGAACGGGAATCGCGGGTCGATCGGATCCCAGCCCGCGCCACCCTTCTTGCGCGCGTTCCACCATTCGACGAGGCAGCCGCCCGTGGGCCCGAACGGCTGTCCGTCGTCGCCCAGTGTCAGCATCGGCATGAACTTCCGCCGCTTCGGCATGATGACCGGATGATCCGCGCCATACACGTCGCGGAAGAACTGCGTCAGCTTGGGGTTGGCGGCAAGCTTGGGAAAGGCGGTGTTCCAGCCGCGATAATAGTCGCCGGCTTCGTTCAGCACCCATTCCCGCCAGACGCGATGGTACTGTGGGGTATTTTTCCAGGCGAAGTTGCCGTTATAGAGGTTCCCCAGGCTTGTGCTGTCGTAGGCGGCCCCCCAGGCCGGCATCAATTCGAAGGTGGCCTCGATCGCGGTGAAACCGCCGACGGCCCGCACCTGATTGACGGCCATCGACTCATCGTAGGTCAGCTTGAATTGCTTGACGTTCGAGCGGGTGTTGTCGAGCGAGGCTCCGGGCGCTTGGAGCTGAATGGCGCGGGAGCGGCCGAGTCCGTTCCGGATGAGGCGGATCCGCCGGCTGGTGGGCGATTCGTGGTCGACCGTCCAGGTGTAGCCGTAGGGGTCCAGCAGCAGGTCCAAGGCTTCGTTGAGATAACAGCCCAGCCGCAGGCGGTGATTCTTCACGATCCGGCGATCGTCGGGAAGGATCGCCTTGATTTGCTGGAGAGTCGGATTCTGAATGAATTGCTGGAGCGAGTTGCAATCTTGAAACAAATAGGCCGCCGCGTCCGCCAGCGACCAGTTTTCATTCATGCTCTCGCTGATCCGCAGCAAGTTGTTCGGTTCGACGTAGGCCACGCCTTGCACCACCGCCGCGAACGACGATTGCAGGCTGTCGGGGTCGATGAACGCGAGCGACGTGGCGTTCCCCTCGCCGGGCGGCCGCTTGTTGCCGAAGATCGCGCCCTTGTAGTCGGGGTTGAAAGCTACTTCGTGATCGCTGCGGGTGTAGGTCCGCGTGGTTGGATCCCACACGAGCTGGAATCCCAGCGGGAAGCCGAAGTGGCTTTGCTCCAGCCGGCAGACCAGGGCAATCTGATCCGGAATGGCGAGCTCGTAAACCGTGGTGCTGCCCCAGTGCAGCGTTTGGCTGAGGCCGTTGACCTCCGCCTGAATCGACATTTCCGCGCCGTTCAAATTGATCGGGCCGGAAGGCGATTGCACCGTGAGCGAGGCCAGGTCCAGGTTTTCCACATACTTGTTGGCCGCGGCCAGATCGACGGCGACCACGGCATGATCGAGCTGCTTGCCGCCGGCCAGCTTCTCGATCGAGAGGACGCGGAAGATCGCCGGCGTGAGTCCGGTGATCGACGCAAACGGCACGACGCCATCGCGGGAGACGGGCATTATTCGTCCCCGATCTTGAGTTGTCGCCAGGCCAGCACACCACGCACCCACCAGCTCGGATTCGCACCGTCCAGCGTGCCCACCTGATCCGCCAGCGGCCCGCTATCGGGCGATTGATCCTTGGCAAAGCCCTCGAACGTGCAATTGCGGAACGTCCGCGGCACGCCGCCCCAGGCTCCCCGGCTGACAATGAGCTGGCTGTGCGTCCCCACCAGGCGATCCAGCCGCTCCAGCTCGTTCACCAGCGCCCCGCTGGTTTCGTAGCGGTTGTGGAGCACGATCACGGCGTAGAGCATGCGCGCCTTACGGCCGAGGCGGATCTCGCTCTCGCCGATCACGCCGGCGAACTCGGTGCGCACGGTCTGGAGCGTCGGCGGCGAATGAATCACCGATTCGTGGGTGCCGTAGATGTACGCGCCGTTGAATTGGAGCATGGTGAATTGGCTTCCGGTCCCTAGTCCGTGTCAGGGTCGTTGAATTGTTCCAGGGCCCGCGGCCGCGATGTGCTGCGCCCGAGCTGGCGGCCCAGGCCGTCTTCGACTTGCACGTTCACCGCCAGCGGATTCTTGCTATAGCCGTGCAGGGCGGCCGTCAGTTCGCCCACGGCTTGCAGGAGGGCCGCTTGATCGGTGCTGCCGGACGTGGCCGCCCCAGCCGCGCGGGGCCCACGCGAGGAGCGACCGGGCTTGCCGCCGGCGGGCGTTTGCAAGAACGTGTCGAAAGCGCCGACGATCGCCCGCTGATCTTCCGGCATCGTTTCCCGGCGGTACTCTTCGAAGACACTCCGCGGGTAGGGTTCGCTATCGCGGCTGAACACGGTTCCCCACACGCCGCGGTGTTGGTCCGGGCGATTCTTTTTGGCCCAGTCCAGAAAGTTGGGGTCAGTCTGCGGCGTGGTCTTATACAGCATGTCCTGAATTGACTGCTGGACGGCCGCCCGCTGCAGCTCTTCAATCTCAGCGGGCGTTTTGCCGCTGGACTGGAGATTCGCGGAAATGCCGCGAAACTTCTGTTGCAAGTCCCCCGTGCCGGTGATGCTCCCCAATTCCTCGACGAGCTGATTGAAAGAGCCCTGTTGGGCCATCGTGGTGTTCTGAAACTGCGCGTACTGGATGGCCCCTTTGATCTTCCGCTGGTTCTCGAAATACTTTTCCTGGTTATTGGACTTTTCCAAATTGATCCGCGAATCGACCAGCCCCTCCGCCGCTTTGCCGGTCTTCACGTGCGACATGGTTTTACGCACGTCTTCCATCAAGGTCTTGTTGGGATCCAGCAGCGCTTCGCCGACTTCTTTGCCGCCAGCTTCCCCCTGCAGCGCCCCTTGGTGCATGCCGCTGGGATCGATCATGAAGGCCATTTCCCGCTCTTCTTTCGTTTTGGGAGCGAGGTAGGCTCGCATCATCATGCCGGTTTCCGTCTTCGATCGGGCGATGTCGATTTGCTTGAGGCCGGCGGTGTTGAACTCATCGATCGACATTTCCCGCCCCTTCTCGTCGACGTAGGGCGAGCCGTAGACCGAGGCAAACTGATAAGCCGCTTTCAGGCTCTTCTCCAGCAGCAGGCCCGAGGTGCGCGTGCGCCGCATATCGGGATCGCCCATGTTCTGGCCCAGCACGCTGGACAGCGCGCCGGCCTCCTCGCGGCTGAATCCGGCATGTTCCACCAGCGGATTCTCGAACTGCATCTGATACTTGAGCTTGCCCATATCGACGGCCGTCGAAAGGGGGAACTCGCTCAAGATCGTGCCCAGCACTTCCTTGGCGGTGGTTTTCTTCTTGCGGCGGCGATCGACCTGCATCGACAAGATCAGGGCCGTCATCAGTTGCTCGGTGTCTTCTTGCGGCATCCCCTCCGCGCCAGCCAGCTTGTTGACGAGTGTGGCCGCGTCGGCTACTTCCCCGGGCTCAATCAAAGCGCCCGCGGCGCTGAAAGCATTGGCCGCCACGGAGAGCGCGTTATTCGCGTCGCCGCGGCCCATGATGCTCTGCTTGATCATTTCCTTGAACTTCGGGCTGCGCTGAAACTCGTCGCTGGTTTGTAGCGTCAGCCGTCGATACGGCTCGTGAGTTTGATCCAAACCTTCCATGGCCTTGCTGCGGTTGGCCACGACCCGCTCGTACTCGTTGTTGATCTGCCCGATGGCCATGTAGAGGGCCGAGGCTCCAGTGAGCATCTTGGCGAAGGCGGCAGGATAGGATTGCAGCGTCCCCAGCATCTTGCCGTAGGATTCGCCCGCGTCGTCGCCCGCCTTCTTCATCTTCTGGCCGGCATCGCCACCCACGCGGCCGACGCCTTCGGCGGCTTGCGACACCTGCAGGAAGCCGGCGATCGCCTGCGCGTGCTGCGTGGAGACTTCGAAGACGACGGACTGGCCCATGATGAATCTCGGGGGTTTAGGCGATCGGCTGCTGCCAACGCGACAACGGGCTCATTTCCTCAGCGAAGAAATACCGATCAAAAAACGTGGGTCGATAGTCCAGCGGTGCCATGCCTTTGATCCACAACAGGTAGCGGAGGTAACTGGGATGGTGACTCACGCCCCCCCGCTTTTTTTTTCCGCGCTGACCGCCAGGATGGGTTGCATATCGACGGTGGCCGCCAGGATCTCGCCGCCCGAGCGATCGCCGATCAGCCCCAGGGCCGCGATGATCGGCGGCGCGAGCTTGTAGACGAGCATCAGGGCCGTGTGCACGTAGTCCAGGTCGGCTTTGATTTGCCAGGTATCGGGATTGGCGTTGTTTTGGACAAACATCAGGAACACTCGCTCTGCTTCGCGGCAAAACTCCTTGTAGGCGTCCTTGGGGACGCGCAGGTGCTCGCCGGCGTCGTCCATGCCCCACAGGTGCGGCAGCGACTCGGCCGAAGGGATCCGCCAGGCGTTGCCGTCCTCGAGCTGCACGGGATAGGTGCGGGCGGCTGGGCAGCGGTGCCGCTGAATGTCACCCGGGTGCAGGGGGCGTTCGTGGTGCGTGCCAATCCAGAACTTCTTGCCCGGCGCTTCGCGCCAGGTTTGCTTCTCCGGGTGAAACTCGGGGATGCCGGCGAAGTCACGATCCAGCCAATAGCCCAACATGCCGGCCGTCTGATTGGGCCCGGCGGGCGAGGGAGCCCAGATCATGGCGCTTTCTTCGCGCTGGATTTCAGCAAGGCCCAATTCGTCGACGAGCTGCTGCGGATGCTGCCGCACGCCGTCGACCCATAGCATGTATGCGCTCATGTTGCGTAGTGGTCGCTGGTCAGTGGTTCTTGGGTTGTAAACAAGGCCGTGCTCAAGGTTTGGTTAATGGCTGTCCTTCGTACTAGCCAGGAACCACTGACCAGTCGGCCACTACGTCAGGCAATTACGCTGTCCAAAATGTTCTCGCCGCCGCTGGCGTGACTGGGCAAAACCAAGCCCATCCCCGGCATATCGAAGTTGCGCCAAAAGGCGGTTTGCAAAGCTCCGCCGTAGTCGTTCGTCACGGCCAGCGAAAACACGTCGTCCAGGCTGAATGCCACGTCTCCCGTAAAGACGGCGCAATAGGGGCCCCCCGTGTAAAGTTGGTCCGCCAGTCCCAGGGCGAAGTGATCGAGGTACAGAATCCGGGTGTTGGTCAGGGCCGTGCTCAGCCGCAGCCGCAGGAACACGCTCGCCGGCACGGGCTCGGGCAGGCGGAACATGGCGTGGTGCGCTTCGAAGTCCGTATCGCTGACCGTGGTCAGGTCAATGACCAGGGTGTTGGCGTTGCCCGCGTCGTCGTCAATGACGCCCACGCCGTCGTAGAGGTCGATGGTCAGCACGCCGGCCGCCGGCGTGGTGTCGGTCAGCAGCCAGCCGCAGAGGGCGTAAGGCCGCTTGGCCAGGAGCCCCACGGCGGACAGATCCCGCCGCAACTGGGTCAGCGTCGCGCCGTCCCCCGCCAGGGCCAGGCCGCTGTCGCCCACGAAGACGTCGGTCGTTTCCTCCAGCACATCGGTGCCGGCGACGCCGACCGTAATCGTCCAGTCGTCCGGCGTATCGGCCACGGTGAACGTCTCAAATGCGCCGCTGCCGCTCAGCAGGTCACCATCGCCGCCGGCGGTGATCGTGGCCACTTGCTTGCTGGCCGCGCTTCCTTTCGGCCAGTCGTGGTTCAGCGCGCCGTAGACGGCCGCTGCCTCACCCGCGAAAAGGGCCGTCGTGGTGCCGGTGAACGAGACGTCGATCGTCTCGTCGTAGCAATACTCCAGCGTCCGGCCCGCGCCGTCGAGCTTGCTGACCACCATCGCCCCGCTCCCCACGTTGCCAACGCCGGCCGTGGCCGTGACCGTGATCGCGTTAGCGTCCACCGTCTTGGCGTCGACACCCATCAGCCGAATCAGCTCGGTCATGGCGGTCTTCAAGTCACGCCGCTCCAGCGGCGACTCGGTATCGACGGTCACCAGCAGCGTGGCGCTGAGTGCCTGTTGGACCCACGTTTGGAAGTTATTCAGGCCGTCTTTGGCCCGCTGCAATTCTTCCGTGGGATTCCCCAGCGCGGCCCGCAGCGGCGCGGCCTCGCCGTCATATTGCTCCACGAAATCTTCCCATTCCGTGGGCAGATCGGTGGCGATGGCTCCGCTATTGAGCGGGCCGCCGCGAAACTCATTGACCAGGTTGGCCGCGTAGATGGCGCGGCCGATCCGGTCGAACAGATCCGCATAGTTGAGTGCCATGCCGCCGTGCTCTTAAAGGATTTGCTGATTGGAAGAAAAGCTGATGCCGTTCGTCGGTCGCACGACGATCACGCCGCGGCCGTCGTCGAGCCCCGAGACGCTGATTTCGTCCGTGGTGTCATCGCCCGTTTGGGCGGTAATCACCATATGCGCGGCCGTGGCATCGCTCACGCGGAAGCCGCCGTGGATGCCCTTCGACAGATAGATGTTGAAAGCCGTGTTGGCGATGAAGGCGTGGCCGAACATGCTGGTCAAAAACTGCGTGGTCGCGTCGAGATCGAGCGTTTCGATGCGAATCTCGGGCACGATGCTGTAGATCGAGCCGTTGATCGAGAAGGTGCAGCCATCGGCGCGGGGCGAGCGGTAGTCGATGCCGGACTTGATGCTGACGCTCTGCACGCCCGGCAGATTGGCCAGCGAGCCGCCGATTTGGCCGATCCGCACGGGCCCCAGGTAGAAAATTCCGTTGAAGTTAGGGCTGCTGGTGAGCGTGGTGGCATCGAACACGGTCAGGGGCGACGTCGTGCCGTCGAGCGAGTGCAGCGGATACTGGAGCGTCGCGGTCACGCCCCGTTCGTCATCCTGGCGGGCCATGATCTCCGAGACATAGAGGAAGCCCTTGCTGCTTTGCGCGACGATATGGGCCCCCGTGCCGGCGGCGGTGAACGTCCCACCGTCGCTGCGCACCTGAAACTGCAGCAGCGACGTTTGGTTGCCTTCAGCGCTATCGGGGCCGACCGCATGGCCGCCCTGGAGGGAAACCGCGGGCGAGCCAGCGAACAGTGCCACCAGATCCTTCGTCGAGCATTGCACCATCGGATCGGCGCAGCAGGTGACGATGGCCCGCGGGTGGACGTCACCGCCCGGGATGACCACGCTCTTCTTGGCTTGCGAACGAATCGAGAGGTCGAACAGATCGCGCAGCAAAATGCCGCCGAACCGGGCCGCGTACAGCGAATAACGATCGAAGGGGCCGGGCATGAGGTAACTCCTGTCTTAAATGGGGCTGCGTAGATTTCCGAACCGCCGGTGGCTGGCGGGGCCGCCGCCTTGGGTCTTGCGCATGGGCCCGTGATACCCATTGATTTGCCTCACGAGACGATCGCGATAGCCTTCCGCAATTTCTTGTCGTTCCGCCGCCGTGGTGGACGTGATTTCGGCGTCGAGCTGTTCGGGTGTGATCCCGCTGCCGCTGGCCGGATAGAGTCGCCGCGGCCGATTCATGATCAGCCGGCCCCGCAGCACGCCGCCCGATCCCTCCGTGCCGAACGATCCGGAAAAGGCCAGGCGGTGATTGGACAGCAGGAACTTGCTCTGGCCGCCCGATCGCACTTGATCGAGATCGGCCGGCTTCTTCCAGTAGCGCACCTTGCGTTTTTTGGTGATCGACTTGCGGGGCGCGTAGCCGTATTTCTCATGGGCCCCCAGGCGAAAATGCAGCGGAATTCGCGTGCGGTAGTGCTTGAGCAGTTCATCGCCCAGCGCGTTGCGCGCGTAGACGTTCCACAGCCGGCTGCCTTTGACCAGCTCGTAAAAGCCGTCCGACAAGCGGAGCGAAATATCAAATTGTGGAATAGTGGCCAGGCGTGGCATGCGTTTACCCAATGAAGTCCAGCATGAGGGTGACGACCATCACGACTTGGCCTTGCTCTTCCTTGGCGACCGCTTCGCCCGGCCCGGCGACGAGCTCCCAGCCGGTGACGTTCAGGAACGTCACGCCCTGGCCGGTGTAGATTCCCTCATCCGCCCCTTTGTCGCGGGCCTCGCGGTTTTCGATCTCATCCATGATCTGGCCGAACTGCTGTTCGAACGCGGCCAGCCGCACGTTGGGATCGGTTTCCGCCGGGTCGGGCAGAAACTCCAGGTCCAGAATCAGTTGCCCGCGTCCCGCGCCGTACGCACTCCCTTGCTTGCCACGCGACATGCCGGCGTGATTCACGATCGCCCGCGGCCGTGGATTGGTCAGCGCCATCAGGGGCGCGCCGGCCGCATCGTCGCTGCCGCTGTCCACCAGCGTGTCGTCGGCGTAGGGCGAATAGATATGCTCCGCCGCTTCCGCCGAATCCGCCGCGCCGACGGCCGTGCGGAACGTGGGGCAGGCGGCCAACAGCTCGCACAAGCCCAGCCGTGGCCGGGAAACATTGGTGGTCAGGGTCGGGAGTGGCATCGCGCTAGGCCCTCTGTACCGGACGGTTGGCTTGAGGCTGCGCGTGCCGCGTGGTTTGCGGGTCGACGTTCGTGATCCGGAAATCGGAATACGCGCCGTCGGTATCGTTGTCGTTGCCGTCGCGCCGCTGCATGAACCACATTTCGCCCAGGATGTTGAAACTCCAGGTGTGCGTGATCCCCAGCTCGACGACTTTCGTCTTGGGAATGGAGAGCTTGCCCGTGCGACGTTCCCGATCGCCCAGCTCGTCGCGGGGCACGGGGCCATCGCCCGAGACTTCGTTGGTCCCCGGCTCAAAGCTGAAATCGAGCAGCACCCCTTCGATCGTCACATAGGCCGTCCGCAGGCCGCCGGGATAAGCAATCACGGTATCGCCGCTGTAGCAGCCCAAGACTGCCTTGCCGACGCCCGCGAAGAGTTTGCTGACCAGCGACATAACAAGACCCACGTGAGCGCGAAGAAAAGAGGGAACGGGCAGCCGGCCGGCTCAGGAACCGACCGCCCGTTCCACATCGGTGCATCCAACGACTACGGTGCCGCGCCCACGCCGGTGATGATCCGGCCCAGGGCCGAGTACATGACCTTCTCTCCGGTCTGGTGACGGCAGCGAATGACGTCGGCCCGTACCGACTCGTCGCGGTAGCTCTCGACCACGCCATCCAGCTCGGAGTCTTCCGACCAGTGGAAGGTGCGGGCGACCGTCGGGGTTTGAATGTCATCCCCCGGCTGAACTAGCGCGAGAATCGCCTTATCGTCATCCCAGATCGACCCCAGCGCGGTGGTCGCGCCTTCGGCCGAAGTCTTGCGAACCGCGTTGGCAATGTGGATGTTCTCCACGTCGAACAGGGCCGCCAGGATCGACTTCTGAATCCCCTTGGTCTTGGGATCGTCGCCGCCCCAGTGCTTGATCCGATCGATAATCTGGAAGCTCTGCCGCAGATCGCGGAAGCGCTTCTTGGTCACGATCAGCGTGTTCGGCCACATGCCGGCTTCGTCGTAGAACAACTGCGACTCACGCTCGATGTCGTCGATCGGCACCGCGTTCTCGTAATCCCGCCAGGTTGCGGTGCAAGCCGCGTCCCCAAACGTAGCCGTGCTGGTGAGCAGTTCGGCGACGCGCCGTTCGTAGCTGGCCAGCAGGCCGTGGTAGCAGCGACGGCCGGTGACGATCTCGAGCTGCAGGTAGCTCCGGTAGAGCTTTTCCTCTTTGTCGTCCACCAACTCTTCCAGGCCGTATTCCTGGGTGCTGTAGGTGGTCGGCTCGAACTTGAAACTCGAACGCTGGTAACCGCCCCGTTCGCGCTTCTTGGCTTCACGATTGAGCAGTTCCTCGACCGGCACGATGCCAAAATGACCTGCCGCGCTGCCCGTCTGGCGAACCGGCGCGACGAGACTGGCAATGAAGCCGGCGGCATTCATTTCCAAGTCAAACTCTTCGAAACTCTCGGCGATATCCGGTCGCAGCGTCGCCAGAGCGGAACTGGAGCTAACCATGGTCTGTCCTTTCAAAATAGAACGGGGGCCGCACGGCGATCGCGCGGCCCCCTGAAAGGCAGCAACAGTTCAGGCTGTCTAAGCGGGTAATTACTCCGCGTTCAGCCTTATCGGTGGTCCGCTCGATCGACCGAGCGGCCCCAGTTGTGATACGTGTTCTTTGTTAAACGATCCCTGGAAACAACTGCGGAACAAGCACTACATCGTGCCGACGATCATGTACGAGACGACGCGGGCGGCGTCGGTGCTCGCAATCAGCGTCACGTTGCCCGAAGCGGTGGGCTTCCAGGCGTACAGATTGACGGTGGGGCTGGCCCCGTAATCCGCGGTGATGATCAGCGGATCCAGGCCAGGCGTGGCCGTCCCCTTGATGGTCACCACGACCGCTTCCACGGCGGTCAAGCCGCTGGCAATCGCCGTCGGGTTGCTACCGTCGAGCGTGACTTCGCCGACGACCATCACCTTGCCATCGCCGAGGGCTTGCACGGTCGAGCCAGCCGGCCCGGTATAGACTTCCACGACTTCGTTGGCACCGCCGGCGGCTTGCAGGGCTACACCCTCGTAGTTCCCGTTCGGCGTGTCGTCGACTTTGCCGCTGGCGACGCCGTAGAGCTGGGCTCCCGCCGCGAAGGCGCTGGCCGCCACCATCTTGCGCGTGCCCACCTTATTGCGGAGCAACACGGTCACGGGATCCGTGCCGAACACGTTGGCGCAGGCCGTTCCGATCGCCTTATTGGTGGCACCGGCCAAGGCCACGGTTTCCGTTGCCGGCGTCGACAGGTAGACCCGCAGGTATTGCGAGATACCGCCGCTCTGATTGAACGTCCGTTCGGACGTATCGTTTTGGTCACTCATGAGAAACAACTCCTTGTATCAGAAGAAAAAAGGCACTCCAACCGAACCGTCCCGTCGTAAGTGGGCCGATCGGCCCTGCCGTTATTTGCGTCGCTTCGCCTCGCCGGCCAATCCCTCGTTGCGGGCGTTGTAGTCCGCCAGGTAGGCCTCATGGAGCTGCGGATTCGCGGCGGCCGCTGCCACCACCGCTTGGGCCCGCGTCCGGCCGCCACCCTTCTTCATGTGCGTGGCGACGAGCTCCTTCCACTGGCCCGCCACGCCACCTTCCACGTCGTCGTCGTCTTCGGCAGCCGCACTGTCCGTCTTCGGACCTGCGCCCCCGAGCGGGGCGGAATTGCCGGGACGCTTCGCCAGCGCTTCGGCCTTCTCCTCCGCGGCCGCCGCCTTGGCTTCGGCGTCCTTCACACGCTGGTCGCCGGCCGCCTGGCGGTCGGCGAGTTCCGCGATCCAGGCGGTTTGCGCCTGTTCCACGGTCGCGCTCTTCTTGAGCTGGCCCAGCACAAACTTTTCATCCGCGCCTTTGCAGGACGCTTCGATTTCCGCGATCGTGGCCGCCTTCGGTTCAGTCGTCGTCGACATCTGGATTTCCTCCACTTCTTGAGTAATGTCGGCCGACGCCGACCCGGTTGCTTCCGTCTCCACCGAACCGGACGCCGGCTCGGGGTTTTGCTGTTGGGGCTCCTCGCCCGCGTGGGTGAGGTCCGTGGCCAGGCTCTCGGCCGCGATTTCCGTGGGCTCTGCCGCCAGCGGCTCGCCGGCGGGATCTTCCGCGGCGGTACTCTTGCGGGGCGGCTTGCGCGCAGCCGCCATGGCCAGCGTTTCGTCGAGCGTTTGGATCCCGTCGATCAGACCGCTATCGAGCATCTTGCTGGCGATCATCACGCGGCCGTCCGCCCAGTCCTTGGCCCGCGCCAGGGCGACACCACGCCCGCGTGCCACGCCGCGGACAAACTGTTCGTTGAGATCGTCGACTTCCACCTGCCAGGCGCGCAGGTGTTCGTCCGTGATCTCCGTCCCCTGGACGCCGGCCCCCTTGAACGCGCCCGCTTTGACCAGGTGCGTCTTGATGCCGGCTTCGTCGAACGCCTTGCTCCAGTCGTCGACCACCATGTAGGTGCCGATGCAGGGCCCCAGCGCGGTCGCATTGGCGAAGATCCGCGTCGCTTGCGAAGCCACCCAATAGGCGGCGGAGCAGCACAGATCCTCGATTTGCACGTAAACCGGCTTCGATTTGGCCGTTTTGGCGACTTCATCGGCCAGATCTTGCGTGCCGCTCACCGTGCCGCCCGGTGAGTCGATCACGATCACGATTTGCTTGACGTAGGGATCGTTGGCCGCCAGCCGCATCTTCCGCTTGGCCGCGACCGTGCCGCCGCCCCCGAAGGAGGAGGCAAACTTCATCATCGTGCCGCGGATCTCAATGATCGCGGTCCCTTCCGGTGACAATTCGTACTGGCCGTTCGTTCCCGAGGCCATCATCGCGGCGCGGCTGGCTTCGGCGGTGCCGAAACGCTCGACGTAGTGCTGCAAGTGCGGCATGACCTGGTTGCGGGCCATCTTGAAATGGCCGGCGTGCATCGCCCAGTAGCCCAGGTACTCGTTGATGTGCGCAAACCGCAGCACACGTTTGTCGCCGCGCGTTTGGTGGCGGCCCTGAGAAAGCTCAACCGAGAGTTTGGCGGTGGTCATTTTTCGCTGGCTCCGCTCTTTTGGTTCTGTTGGGGCGAGTCTTCTTGCCCGATCAGTTGCGTGGCCAGTTCCGACACACTGGTGCCAAAGGCCGATTGCAACACCTTCCACATGGTCATGGGCTCGTGCGGATACTTCTTGTTCCACCTGTCCGCGGCCCGTTGGGCGCGGCTGAACAGGTTCATCGTGTCGCCGATCCGCTCCGACCAAATTTCGTCAATGTCCATGCCGCGGGCGGCGTGGATCCGACGCATGCTGGTGAGGCCCTTCTCGTATTTGAGGGCGTCAGCCGTGGCGTCTTTCAGTGGTTCGATGTAATCCCAGGCCGGCAGATTCCAGCGATTGCGAAACGGGTCGAACTTCCGCAATTCCTTGGGTTTCTCTTGCTCCTTGGCCCACAGCCCGCGAGCCGCGCCGTCCTCGAGCAGCCAGCGGCGGACCTGGAAATTCCAGACCGGGCGGTGCAGCTTGCGGACGAGCATCCGCTGATTCGAGCGAAAGCCCATGCGGGCCTGATCGATCGCCCCGCGGTAGCCGGAAAAGTTCGTTTCGCTGCCGTCCATCAGGACCATGACCAGCGGCAGGCCAAAATTGACCCCCAGCAGCGCCAGCACCATCTTCAAGATGGGCAGAAACTCGCCGCCGATCGCCGGCGGATTGAAACCGCTCAGCTCCTCGCCGTTCTCGCCGACGATCTCCATCCCGGGCGCGAGCTCTTGGATATGCCGCACCGATCCGTCGGCTTGCTCTTCCTGGCGAGCCGATCCGACCGGCGCGGGCGTGGGCTTGCCCCGGTAACTGGCGGCCCGCTTGCGAAAGATCACGAAGCAGGCGGCAATTTGCTGTTTCAGCACGCCCGCGAACATCGTGTCTTCGAACATGCCCGCGAAGTCGAAGAGCGGGGTGAAGGCCGTCATCCCGCGGGTCAGGCTGACACGCTTCGAGTTGTAGACATGGAACACGTTGCGATAGCCGTCGGCGTCGCGGGCCGCGCGGGCCGTGATTTCCGACATCGCGCGGGGCGTGCCCATCGGGTCGACGTCGTTCTTCGTGAACCAGTATTCGAGCCGGCGGCGGTTGTCATCCATCACGATCCCGTTGATGGCCCGCTTGGTCCCCTTCGACGATTGGCAGCGGTGCCCCTCGACCATTTCAAGCTGTCCGTCCAGGTACGGCAGCACAAAATGATCGCCGTCGACGAGCGTCGCGCGGAACACTTTGTCTTCGATCTCCGCGAATTCCATTTCGCCGGCCAGGTCGCACAGCTCGGGGTCGCCGGCATACTCCTCCCAGCGTGCCTTCCACTCCTTGTCGATGCTTTTCTCGCCCGTCTTGGGGTCCGGAGCGAAACCGCCCTGAATCGTGTGCGACACCGCTCGATCGACCGTTTGGCCAAGAGCAATGTCATCGCGGTCCATGGAGCGGGCCCGCTCCATCATCCGCAGATAGTGGGTTTGCTTGCTGATATGCCAGTCGCCCGACCGGCCAAAGCCGTTGACCGAATCGCGCTTGCGGGTCCAGCGGCTATCTTTCGCGCCGGCGTAGTCGGCGCGCATCGCCTCAAAGTTCTGTTGGATCGTGCCGTCCAGCTTTTGCGTGCGTCGCACCATCAGCCACCCAGCCCCGCAGGGCCCCACCAAGAAACTCAGTCCCTAAAGCCCGAAACGTCGAAGTGACGGACGCTGCCGGTCGTTCCGCTGGCCGCGAAGATCTCGGCCTCGTCGGCCCCCTTCGCGTAGGCGTCGAGGTTCCGCCGCATATCCAACACGTGCCGTGATCCCTGGCTCGTCATGGCGGGAATCAGCATGAGCAGCTTGCGGCAGGCCTCGGCGAAGGCGTAAGCCATCGTCGCGCTGCCTTCGCGCGCGTAAGAGACGTTGGCGAGATACGCCTCCTGCGCGGCCGCGAGTTCGGCTTCCATGTCCGGCATGGATGCCAATCTGCCGTGCGCAGCGGGGTGCCGTAAAGGGAAGGCGGCACCGTGTCAGCCGGACAAGTTCCGAGAGGGGAGCGACGGCGACCGGCCCACATGCCGGCCGCCGCAACGCGGCGTCATGCCTTGGCGGGAGTGCGGGCCGGCTTCGCAGCCTCTTCCGCAGCCACACGCGCGGCCATTTCTTGCCACCCCGCCGACGCCAGCGGAGCCAAGTCTTGCAGCAGACAGACCACGGCATCGCCATCGCTTTGCACGTATTTGCCGTTGTTCAAACGCCTGCCCTCATTCTCATACGCATTGCGAATTTGCCCGAGCGTCCTGGCTTCCGGCGCGCTAAGCTGTCGGTCCAGGTGGAACCGCAACAGCGCCTTGTAGCCCCGCGAGCAGCGCAGATTCTTCTCGGCCATGCCGATCGGCAACGTGACTTCGATTCCGTGATGATTCCCGCCATGCGCGATCGTCCGATGGTTCGCCTGAATCTCCTTCCAGGCCTGGGCCGCTTGTTCCATCGTGGCCCGCGCCTTGAGCTGCACGATCAGCCAATCGGCCGGCGCACCCTCGCAAACCGCTTCCAGCTCTTCGATCGTCGCGGCGCGCTGGCCCGGATCGTCGCCGGCGGGCGGGGCGGAACCGGGATTACCTTGAATCCTCCCAATCGCTGCTTTCACGTCATCAACGGGGGAGCTTGCACTTCCATCTGCCCACTGGGTTTCCAGCACTGACGGTTTGCCCCCTTCGATCGCGTCGTCGACAATCTGCTGGACGCCCTGCGCGATGGCCGGATCGTCACGGCCGATCGTCGGAAACTCTTCGAACTGCCCTTGCTCTTCGCCCGCCGGCAGGTTGTTGGGTGCCAATTCATCCCCTGTTGCCGGCTTCGTCCCCTTCCAATCACGCTTCTTTCCCATGGTCAAAATCCTCCCTGTTGGTGAATTAGTTTCGATTCAAAACGCAGTAAGGACGTCCATCGGGCATCGTCACGACCGGCGTCCGCGCCGGCGATCCAGTGCCCATGCTCGTCGCCATCATCACGCCGCGGGTGGGAATCGGGTCGCCGCCGAGCCACACCAGGCAGATCACGTCCGCATACCGCTCACAGTCGCGCAAGTCATTCGGGCGACTCTCATCCTTCCGTTGCCAACCCAGTTGATCTTCTTTCGTGCGGGGATTGAGTCGCACGACATGATGTTCATTCAGCAGCTCTTCGGTGTAGGCCTTGTGGACGATCGGCTGCGCGTGGTAAACGCTCATCGCGCTGGGCGCGTCACGCTCCGTGGAGTAAATCAGTTGGTTGAGTTCCCCTTGGGTCCAATCGCTATCGACCAGGAACAACGGCAGCCCCGCAATGGCCGCGTTCTTGCCCGTCTCGCTCTCCCGGTAGGCCGTGCCGAGCTTCGTGCTATCGCCTTTGCAGAGGAACAGCTTGATCGGATACCCGTCGGCCTCTTCTAGCGTCAGCGCAGAAATCTCCGTCGGCTCGCGCGGATCGCCGCCATAGTCGCAAACCGCGTAGGAAACGCCGAGCGTGCCGCTGTCTTCGTAGTCGTAGGTCCGCAGAATCACGCGATCGTAAAGCTCTTGCAGGGTGACCGCCCGCCCGTAGTCCAGCGTGTGCCGTCGCCAGCCGGGCCCGTACGCGCGGACCGTGTATTTGTAGTGATCCTTCTGATGGTCCGCCGCCACGAACACCAGCGACGCCCATTTGGGGACCACAAACTGCGGCACGGAAACAATCAGCTTCTTCGCCAGCCCCTCCCAATCCTTTTCTTCCTTCTTGGGCGACCAGGTTTCCGCGAGCCACTGGTTGATAAAGTTCTGGAGGCTCGTCGCCTTGTGCTGCGCTTCAACCCAGCGGGCCCCGATCGCGCCCCAGCTCAGCGAGAGCGCGTACAAGCTCGACAATTGGAAGCCCGCCCCCACGCCGTCACGCGTCGGCTCGCCAATCAGATAGCTCTGCCGCCAGAAGCGCCCGGGGCGCGTGTCCGATAACGTGCCCGCCCGCAGCGACGCCAGGCGTTCCTTCGCCACCCGTTGCGCTTCCACGTGGTCGATGCCGCAGCCGGCCGGCACCCACACGCCCAGCCGCATCATCCGATCGCGGTGGAAGTCGAGAATCTGGCCGTTGCAGAATTCGCACACGTAGTGCGCCGTGCGACGGGCCAGGTCGGAGTCCGAATGGCCGTCGGGCCCCTTCTCCCACCGCAACCGATCGATCCGAAGAAACTGATACTTGTCGCAATGCGGGCACGGCACGTACATCTTCGATTGACTGGAGCGGCTGTAATACAACTCGATCCGCGACGTGCCCTTGACCGCCGGCGTCCCCTCCAGAATGAACTTGTGATTGGTGATGTCCTTGCCGCGATCCAAGAACAGGTCGAGCGGATCCGCTTCGGTGCTGGTACTGTGCCGCTCCCACTTGTCGATCTCGCTCCCGTGGCCGACCTTGGCGTTCTTGTCGCCGAGCGTCGACGGGCTGCGGGCCCAGCCGATTTCGATCACGCAATGGTCCAGTTCAATCCGCTCCGTACTCCGCAGATCCTCACGCAGCAATTGGCCCTGCAAGGGTCGGCACCGCTCCATGATCGAATAGGTGCGCCGCGTGACTTCCTTGGCCAGCTTCTCCACGCTGGAGACGAACATCATTGGGCCCGGATCCTGATCGGCCGCGTAGCAGATGCAGCACTGGCCGAAGAAGGTTTTGCCCAGCCGCGTGCCGAACATTTCGGAGATCGTCCGCACGTAAGGATCGTCGAAGGCGTCGCACGGCCCGCCCGGCGCGCCCAGGTGCGGGTAGGCGTTGTGGTTGTAAGGCTCGCCCCGTTCGTTGAACTGAAACCGATCGCACCAGTCGAGAATTCGACGCTTCGGCGTCGGCTCGAGCTGCAGCAGCTCGTCTTCGAACAGGAAATCTTCGGTAACGGTCGCCATGCTACTCCACGCCCTGGCTGTCACTCGCGGCGTCGCTCGCCAGCACATCCCGCCGGCGACTCGCCTGAATATCTTCCGCCGCCAACAGAATCAGCTCGTCGACGTCCTGGCCGCCGACCGGCATCTGCCGCAGCTCCACCAACAGCAACCGGCAAAAGTCTTCGAGATCCTGCTTGCACTCCACCCGCACTTCCGCGGGAAACTTGGGTTCGAACCGATCGGGGGCCGCGATCAATCGCTCCTTGAGACGGACGAAGATCGTCGCCACGTCGCGCTTCACCCGCCGCTTGCTCACAAGATCCTGCCGCTTCTCCGCCAGGTTGAGCATCCGCAGTTCGGTATCCACGACTTGCGCGCGAATCTGGCCGAGGGTTCGCCGTTCGGTCAGCGTCCGCTTCCGCGTGCCGTCGGGGTTCAGCTCCTCCGTGCGCCCGCCCAGCCCCAGCGCACCGAGCCGATTCTCGGGGCCCGCCGGCCCGCCGCGGCCGTTTCGGCTGATCCATTCCAAAATCGCGCGAATTGGGCCCCGCGGGCAGCCCTCTTTGATCCACTCGCCGACCGTGCGGCGGTTGTAGCCGAGCGTGTTGGCAATGTCGGCCACGCCCATGCCCACCATCACGTCGTCGATCTCGGTGCCCGGCGATGGCTTGGCGGCAGCCGGTATTGTCGGAATCGCCGCGGTTTTCGCCGGTTTTTTCGCCGGTTTCTTGGCCGGCGGGGCGGGCTTTGCCGGCGCACGCGTGGCGGGCCGCTTCGGCAGAGCGGGGCGCAACTTGCCAGATTTCTCGAGCGGGGGCGGCCTGAGCACCGACTTTCGCCGCCCCTTCTTTGAGCTGCGTGCCAACCCTGGCCTCCGCGCTGTAAATCCCTTTAGTCACGCTCGCTCTTCCATTGTTGAGTTCGAGCCGAAGCGCCGGCAACCGCTTCGCCCTGAGATCGCGCGCACAAAAAGCACACGGAACACGCAGCGAAGCACACAAAAGCCCACAGCCGTTGCACCGGCACCACTCCAACAACCAAGCATTTATCGCCGAGCGCCGTCAACCCGTCGCCCGATTCGCCCTACACGACCAGCGTTGCGTCAGGCGCTATGCCAGCGTTGTTTCTGCGTGAATCTCAGGCACGGAGAATTTGCGCTCGCGCGCTCGCGCGACACTCCGAAAAACCTCCGACAAACCTCCGACAAACCTCCGACAAACCTCCGACAAACCATATCGCTGACGTCAGCAAAATGGTCAATCGCCCGTAATTCCCCGAGCAAAACGCCCCTCGCCGACATATCTCTACCGCGCGCCCGCGCGCGTACAAGATCGCCAACACGGTGGTGGGGTGGTGGTGGTGGCCCGACAATTTTTACAAATTCAGCGACAACTTTAACATGGGGTTTTCGACC